CCAATACCTGGTGGCCCCCACAAGAAAATTGGACGTTTCTTTTTCATTGCTAGTCGAATAGCATTTTTTGCCTTGTTCGGCGTTACGGTGCGTGTTACTACTTCCATATCGTATTCCTTCTATGTTTTATCAGTGCCTATAACTTAATATAACACATAAAACACAAAGGTCAACCTTTTTTTGCACGATTTAATGCTTTTGTTAGTCCGTATTTTCGTAGATCGCCACTAAACAATCCTAGTTCTACTGCTTTCTTTTCATTTGTAACAGTGATACTTCTATTTGTTAGGTAATACGGACAATCGATAAACTTATCTAAAAATATTAGTATTTGGGTAGTAATGGGCATATCTCTTGGATATGGAATGTCATATGTTTGTAATCCTATTTCATTAATTACATCAAATCCATCTTCTGTAAGACGTAACCCACCTTCGTCCTTGTCTCTAGTATTATACCACCAGAGAGGCATGAATTCTTTAACGCTAATATCGTTATAACTTTTTCCTTGTTCTTTGAGAAATAGCTTAGTGTATGTAACTTTGTTAACCATTGTTGTTTGTCAATGTTTCACCTTCAGTGAGCTTGACTACTGTAAAGTCTTGTGTCTTAAACATTTGATTTAATTTTTTAGCAAGATTGAATGCATGTCCAGGATTGCTAAAACTTGTCTTTTTATACTTTGGACCGGGATAACTTGTAAGTGCATTACTGCTTTTTAAGTTAAATGGTTTATCTTTGAAAAACACTGCCCATATAGCTTCAGCATCTAACACTTGTTCACACTTGTAGGTGGTGCCATTTGTATATTCTAATAAAATATTTGGTTTAGGCCTACTCATATTAACTCCTATTATGTGCGTATATATTTATCATTTTTGAGTTAACTGGTAGTTTATTTCCATTCCCCACTATCCATGGATATTTCTATTACTTGGTCATTTTGTAATTGTTTTATATTTTCTGCAACATATTTTTCCAAATCACCATGCATTCTTGTCATTACAAGCCCTAGTGTGCTTGCTAATGCTTTTGCACTATTAATATCCATTCTTACTTCTTTAGCTCTGCTTGCTTCTGCACTTTGCACCTGTTGCAAGAATTGCTGTATAGAAGAAGTATTAAGAGGTTCTATTGACATTACTCAATGCAGCTTTCATTTCTAATTCAGTTTTATATGGACCCATATACTCATTACGCTCAATAGTAATTAGCTTCGGACAAAAACTCTTTAACCAATTAACATTGAATTTTACAAGATAATAACCTGCACAATATACACTTTTAGACTTTTCACTTTTGGTGAATAATGGTAATTTTCGTTGTATATCAAACATACTGTTAAATGGCAAAGTTCTAGTAGGGTAGCCGTGAACTTCTTTAACGTTTTTACTGTCTTTGTCTGTTTTTATTTTAGCAATTAAAAAGTCCTTGCCAAATTTCTTTTTCAACGCTGATTCGGATTTAAATATTTCAACAGCACTTTTGCTGGACATTATAAATCCTTCGTCGTTTTTACTTAGTGTTCCTACACGAACACCTTCTTGCTCAACAATCCAAAATTTATTTTTAAGGACAGGTTTTGCTGTTACTGTCATACAATATACCTCGCTTGTAATGGTTCTGCATATTGTGCGGCGTTATCTGCAACTCTTTGCAAATCCCACTTTGCACAAAACTTCATTAGTCGCATACCTACTTGACTAATATTTTTGCTTTCTACTGATTGTATGGTATTATTTATTTCTTGTCTAATGTGTTCGGGTTGTGCAGTCAAATCACACAAAGTGACGTTACGTGTATAATCATCTAACACACGATGTTCTTCGCCGTTGTGATCAACCCAACGCTGTAACATCATATTATTCCAGTTAAAGCCTTTTGTTTCTTTGTCTGCAAAAGCTTCAATAAGACCTACTTTGTTTTTTGTGCCTTTCTTGCGGACACCTGGATATGCACTAAACACATTATCACTAGTATCTCCACGCATACATTTTTCAAACAACATAAACTGTGGATCGGGTGCTTGCTTGGGCTCACCTGTTTTCTTGTCTATAACTGGCTGTCTTTTCTTATCGTCAAAATAACCTTCGTGTGTAATAATTGTATTACTCACACCGTTGTATTGTTGCACGTTTGGCGCAATCAATTGTGCAAAGTCACCGTCTGTGCTTACAACAACATGATTGTCATTAGGATGATTCTGTATCCAACCTGCAATAAGATCATCTGCTTCTAGCACAGAGTTATGTAACACAGTGCAGTTAGTTTTACTACCTACAAAGTCTTTAAACTCATCAAAGATTTCCCAAAACACTTTATCTTCTTCTGCTTCACGTGGAGTTAGTGCATCACGTGCTTCTTTGCGATTACGCTTGTAAGGCTCATAATAGTCCTTGCGCCAACTGCGTCCTTCTAAGCAGAAAACAACGTGCGAACCATCAAAGTCCTGCCACGCTTTCTTGATGCTGTTAAGTGTGATGTGCATAGCCATGCCAACCTTGGTATCAATGTCGCCACGAACAACATGACGAGCACGGAAAAAAGTGTTAGCAGTATCAATTAGGATGTAAGTCATAAAACTCTTCTTCTACATAACGTTTCAGTTCATGGTCACCAACATTGTCGGGAACCTCGTGCTTGTAGAACAGACGATAACTATCGCTACCATATTTGCCTATTCCGTGTAACATTGTAGCATCTTCTCCGTCCCATGTCAAGAAATCTTCTGTCATTCTTTTCAAGCGGTTATACCTAATGTTAACCATTCCTAAACTTTCTATTATTTTTTTAATAGCAGATTCTGGTGTATTTAAAAAATGTATAGGTGTCGGAGCAACAATAAACAATATAGGTAAAACTTTTTTTACTTGTTTTCTACCTGTGCAATTCAAACAAATTACACCTACCATATGCTGCCAAACAGTTTCAACTTGTTGTTGAACCATTAGGTCATCTCTCATGATACCTCGCTTTTTCCTTCGCTTATAGGCACAACATTAATGTAGCCTGCGTTTCTATTTGTATCCATTCCTTCTTCGCTTAACATATTGTATACTATATCTCGGAACCATCTGTCAACCACTTCTTCTTCTGGGTCGCCTTCTTCTCCATAACCTGCTTCCAGCAGTTGTTGAATAAAGTATTTGTTCCAATCTAATTCAAAAAACCCATTACGAACATTATCTTCATTGACTTTTACATCAAGAACATTTACCCAAGGTTCACCTTTTTTAGTAGCATATGCTTTAGGATCACGCACTTTGAGCTTTTTATCAGACTCTGCTTCTATTGCTGCTTTTTCTTCAGCTAAACGTTTTTCCTCTGCTTCAATACCTGTTATTTTCTTAAGCCATTGTTTCATATTAGTTTCCTTATCTTTTCGTATTCCTCTTCGCTTTTAATGCCTTTTGGAATACTATCCAAGTTTTCTTTAAGTGCCCCAGGCATTTCCGAATAAGCTGATGTGGAGTCTAGGCGAGAACCTCCACCCTCGTTCCATACAGAGGTTCGCCACCTCTTGAACGTTGAGAGTGTATTCTTCCGACCTACCCCCAAGCGGCATAAGATATACAGGGACGTCCACGCCCGCTTCACGATATGAATCAACTGCTCTAGCAACTTCATCAACATCGTCTTGATCAGCAACAACAAACTTGAAATACATATCAGCACCATCAACACAGGAATACTCACGAGCAACATCAGGCTTAATAGCATCATCCCAAGACTCGCCCGATACGGATAGTTTTGGAGAGCAGCTAAAAGTGAGCTGAATTCTTTCGTGACCGCTGAGATAGTCGTAGAAGTCATTGTGTAAATTTTGTGTAGTGTTGGTTTCGATTGTGACATTTTTAAGATCCTGCATTTTTGGGTGTTCAAATAGCTCGACATATAATCTTTGCCAAGCAAGTAGTGGCTCACCTCCTGTTAAAATTAAGTGAACATCCTGTCCATTGTCCATAGTCCACTTGCCTTCTGGCAACAAACTAAGCAAGTGTTCTACAACTTCGTCTACGCTTTTAAGCATATTGAAGTGTTTAAACTCTGGATAGATACTTGCATATGTATCACATCCAGTATGCACAATCGGTAAGTCATTGAATTCTTTTGTAGTTTCGTGAACACCATCATCCAACAGTTGTTTTACTTCTGCGTTGTAGCGTTGACCTTTTGCGTGTTGCTCCCAACGGTTTCCAACACTTTTATCAACACCAAAATTCATACAACGAAAATTACAACCGAAGGTGCGTAGGAATACACTAGGCACTCCTACAAACTTACCTTCGCCTTGAACTGAATAAAATGCTTCGCTATAACGTAACTTCATTACAGTTCCTCCGCAATGCCCAATACCTCTGCAACAATCAATCCACCTGCTAACCAGGCCCAATCGCTTGTATACAAAGCTATTGCACAACCTAACAATCTTACACCACTTTTTACTAAACTAATATAAAAGTGTTTTTTACTTACATCTACTGGTTCTGTCATCTTGGTGCAAACTCCTGTTGTAATTTAATATTATCAAAGAATTCTTTTTTAATATTAAATTACAA